GCACCGGCATTAGATCCTGCCTCTAATAGAGCAAAAGCCTGCGCAAATAAAAGACCTTCTTCACCCATGGCGTATGGGTTAAACATTGAGCTTGATTGCGCTTGCTCAGCAATATTGCTATTAACATTAAGAATTGTGGCTAGTTCAAGTGCAGCTTCGGCTGAGGCTGCCAAAGCCTCTGTATTAGTTTGAGTTACTTGGACACTAGCTGCTGCCTCTGTTGCAGCAGTTTCAGCAGCTGCAACAGCAGTTTCTACAATAGCAACGATTTCAGCAGGTGTAGCGTTTGCTGGGAAAGTTGTCCCACCAGTAGCAGCAGCAGCTGCTGCACCACCTGCTGCACCACCACCGCCACCAAGGATAGAAGTATCAACGAAACCAGATTCTTTTTGACGGATGGCAAACATGCGTTCGCCTACTTTATTAAGTTCTAGTAAAGCGGCATTTAGACTTCCTGCCCATGTAGAAAATGGGTCTTTAGCTTGACCAATAGCCAAAATGTCTGCAGCGATCTTGGCATTTTTTGCTTGAATTTCATCAAGTTTTTTAGATAATGCATCGGCTTTATCTGCGTTGCCTTCCTCAATAGCCTGCATAAGTAACAGGCGTACTTTTTCTTCTTCGCTTATCTTTCCCTTTAGCGCAGCGGCTATCTGAATCTTTTGAATATCGAATACCGCAGCGGCTTTATCTAGTTTTGCTTTATTGGCAGCTGCATTTTTATCGGCTTTAATTTTACTAGCTGCTAATTTCTTTTGACTGGCTTCAAATTTTTGGGTGTCCATATTTGAGCCACCAGTCATGGCTACGTTACCCATGCCTTGGAAGCCTTTAATGCTTTTAACCAATTCGGCTAAACGTTGTGGGCTAAATCTGCCTAGCAGATCAGTAACGCCGCTAAATAAATAACCAAAAATGCCAGCACCCGGTATAGATTTAATTTGTTCTTTCAAATATACAACGGAATCAACGAAATTAGCCAAGGATGTAGCTGCGCCTTCAATATCGCCAGCAAGGGTAGCCATGCTGTCATCCTCGCCCAAGGATTGCAGCGCACCTATAAGGCTTGTACCAATAATCTCTTTAGCATTATTTGAGGCAATAGCCAGTTTGTCCATTGAACCAGCAAAAGAATCTGCAGATGTCTTGGCTGCGCCTGCGAAGGTTACGGCTAACTGATCTGTAATCTCTTTAAATGACTTAGTTTTAAGATCGGCTTTAGATATGCCTATGCCTAACTTGCTAAGTGTGGCGTTATTGCCCAGGTAAGCCTTTGATAGCGCAGCTGTAACTGACTCTAAGTCTTTACCACTATTCGCGCTTATATCCATAGCGATACCCATTAAGCGTTCAGTTTCAGCTGTATCGCGTGTGGCTATTGCTAACTTTGTATAGGCTGGGCGCAGCTTGTCATCAATTATGCCAAACTCTTTTTCAATGCGCTGTATGTAACCTTCAGCGGTTGCTGCATCTCGACCTAAGCCTACGTTTTTAAGTGCTAGGGCTAATTGCTGCTGAGCCTTCTGATCGGCAGCGGCAGCCTTTACCGATGCCTTGGCATATGCCAATACCCTAGTTGCGCTAAACGCGACTCCAAAAGTCTTAGCTAAATTCTTTACGTTTTTAGATAACTGGGCTGTGGATGTGTCTGCCTGTTTAAATGCTTTTTTGCCAGTAAATTCGGCAGCTATATCAATTCTTACTGATGGATCAACGGCCATTAGTTATACCCCACAGCCTTGTTAAACTTATCTCGAGATAACTCAATAGCTTTAATGACAGCTGCGTTAGTCTTGCCGCCATCCTCAGCCCATGCGCGAAAGATGGCGCGGCCTTTCATCTTGCGTGATCTACGGCCTCTACCTGTTTGATTATTAGCATCTACAATACGGCCGTATTGATCGATGGCCTGTACAAATATTGAACCTGCCTCTGGGTTATTGCTCTTGCCATATTTCTTATTAGTGCTTGTCATATAGCGATACTCACCAACCCCGGTATCACGGCGATAAGTAGGGATTACAACCTCGCGCATCTTTGCTTGTTCACGCCCAGATGTATTTACGCGGCCAGCAGTTTCATAAATAGCACCCGATGCGGATGCATTTTGAATACGCGCTAATGCTCTAAAGCCTTGGCGATTTGGCTTGCTAGGCGTGGTTTTATAACCTACTCCACTTCTAGCAGCTGATCCTTCCCATAATGGAAATTTGCCATTAATAGATTCTTTACCCCATCCGCTAAGTGGTGCTTGGCGTGGAATAAAACCTTTAGCTTTAGATGCAATAGGTCTAAGCAAATTAGCCATTTCTGTTTGCGTTTCTTTGGCTAGATCAGGTGTGAATTTTCTAAGGGCTTTACGAAGCGCGATTCCGCCTATTACCTGTGCTGGCATCTCGCATCTCCTTATTCCGGTCTTTCATCGCCTGCAATAAAGTCTTAAACATCCTGCTATCTAGTGCTAGTAAATCATTGGGCGCGATACCCGTTTCCAGACTGACCCGTGCGATCAAGTAAGTAAACGAGTCACGCCCTATAGTTCCGGGTCATCATCCAGAACCTCAACCTTTTTAAGAATTTTTAAGAACTCTGCACCAAACATTGGCACGGATTCGCCGCTAGCTCTTAAGCACTCCCACGCTAACCAATAAACATCTGACTGCTTCTCGTCATCTCTAAAGGCTTTGTGAAAACCTTTTTTAGCATATAACTCAAACGCGTATTCGATCGATGGTGTTATCTGGTGTTCAGATAATGAACCATCAGCCTTTGTGATCTTTAACTTAGCCATCTGTTAGCCCCTATTCTGTTTATCAGGAAGTTGTAATTACGATTGGTGAATTGGTTGTAAAAGTAATTGATTGTGTAGCAATATCGCCTACAGCGCCGTTAATATCGGTAGTGTTATTTACCAAGATTGTAGTGCTGTATAGCGGGTTAGTAGCTGATGTAGCTGCGCTTGTCTGCTTTAGTGTAATAGGTACTGTTGTACCCCATGCAGCTTGCAGGGTTGCGTTTACGTTTGCAGCAGCTGTATCGCTTAGGAAATCTAGAGTAATTGTGCTGGCCTCTAAACCCTTAACGAACTTATGAGCTGTGTCGCCCATAGCAGTCACTTCAAGTTCATCAAATACGCGATTAATTGTTGCAGATGTAACATGATCTGTTAGGGCGATGCTATTCAGCGTAACCTGAACTGTGTTGCTTAAGTATACGGCCATGAATTATTCCTCTGTTTTCTCGGTTGCAGGTGCTTTGGTTTTTGTTTCTTTCGGTGCTTCTGTGATCTGCCCAATTTTAATTAAGAAGGCAATATCCTCATCTGTGTATGACATGGTTTAACTCCAGCTCGATAGTATGGATATGGTGAACTCAGCGGTTAGTAAGTCACCGCTATCAGCATTTAATACGCCAGGCGCGCTAACGCTAGTTATATTAAATACAAGATTAGATGCAGCTAGTTTTGTGTAAGCCGCAACAATAAAATCCTCAATGCCCTGCAGGTTGCCTTGGTTATCAAACATCGGCACAGTTAGCAGAATCTTAAAATTGGCCATAGGCGAAATAGTTATGTAGCTGTTATTGCTAGGCGTTAAATATGGATCTGCCGGTATTACTACGCAGCTGTTAGCCAGGATGGTTGCAGGCGGATATGCGAATACCGACCAGACTCCATCGTTAGTTAAAGCCGTTGCGATGGTGCTACGCAGGGTTGTAATAGCCGCCGTAGGCATTTATCCCACCATGCTATTCGGTGAGATGTACGGGGCTAGCAGGCCTCGTATTTTGCCTATCATGCTGTTGCCCATGCGGTAAGGGCTAGGGCTAAAGCCATCGAGTCCTACGCCGCCTGTTTGAGATACCTGGCGCGCTTGCCATATATCTACGGCCAAGATCATCGCAGCTTGTCTAACGCTTGCTGTATTAACGTAGGTAGCAGTCTTTGTATCTGCACCTACAGCTGCGCCAGATGGCACTACGCGTCTAAAGTTTTCATCGGCTGCAACCTTGGCGTATTGAATAAAACTATAGCCGCGTGGTTGCTGGTAATAATTTAGCTGCATATTAAATGCTGGCAATAAATTTGTAGTGCCTGTGCTAAAAGGTAGCGTGGCAGTAATTGTGTAAGTGCCGTTAAATGTCGAGCCAGCCCCGGATATTGTCACGCTTTCGCCTGTAGTAAATAAACCGGGGTTGGCCAACATTACTGTGGCAACGTTGCTTACCAATGCAGTCCCCACGACTGGCGCAGAATCAAACCAAAGGAAACTGTTGATCTGATCCTGTGCGGCTTGGCAGCACTCCTCGACAGTACTATCTGAGTAAAGAGTACCGATACCTAAATTGGAACGTAGCTCGGCTACTGTCACATAACTAGCTGGCATCGGTACTCCTTACTTAGTAGGGGTCGATGGGCGAAAGGGCTAATCGCCCACCGACTATTAGGGTTATTTCTTAGGTGAAGTTGTAACGGATAATTCCCTTAGGCATCTTGGCGATTGTTGCCATGTAGCCATAGATCGCTACCTGTACCTGTAGGTTGCTTACAACGTTAACTGACATATATGCCTGTGGTGACTGGTAAACAGTAAATGCTTCTGGCGCAAGGATAATCGCTGAGTCATCAACAGTTGTAGTAGCTGAGAAGTTCTTATCTACGTATAGATCTAGGCCAAGCACGTTGCCGCGAATTGAGCCAGGCTGTGTTAGCCCGCCCGCGTTCATTGGCTGTGATGCTGAGTAAATTGGGCGACCTGTTGTATCTGATGCACCCATAAGTAGCTGCCATTGAGATCCATTGGCGATGTAGTTCTGTGCATAGTAACCAGTTGCCTCATATACCAGGCGAGCAGCTTCTGATGCGTAACCGATGATGCCTGCAGATGTAGCAGCTTGTGCAGTTGTTGCAACAGTACCAGCTGTAATTAGTGCAGCATTAACTGTTGTATCAAGTGTCTTTAAGTAAGCGTTCTGTAATTGCTGTGTTAGTTCAGCATAGAAATTAGGGTCTGAACGTTCTAGCAATTCGATGCTAATTGTGTTCATACCTGAATATTTATTAACTGTACCTGATAGGTATTCAGTAACCATACCTGTGTTTTGTACTGCGCCTGCTTCTGCCTCGACTGTTACAACTGGTGCAACGCCTGACTGACCGCCTGCTGATGTAACAAGTGATGGCACGTTAATTGTCATGCCGCTTGCTGGCAATACGCCGCGTGAACATGCATCGATTGATGGTGTACCAAAACGTGTATTTGTTGGGAATTCGGAAAGGTACTGGGTGGGGCTGAACGCTGGATTCGTCGAAAATGAATCATCTGCAGCTGTTACATAAAGCATTGAGTCTTGATTGCCTAGGGCAGCCTTGATCTTATGCTCTGTGTACTTTGCCATTGATGTAATTGGTGTGCGTAC